ACTGGTACGTCTGCCGGCATAAGTCCGAAGGCTGCCAAAATATCACGGTTGACCGGGATCGCCTGGACGAGCTCGTCGTCCGGAAACTGACCGAGCTGGTTCACTCCGATCCGATGATCGATAAACTTTGCGCCGATTACCTCGAAGCCCAGGAAGCGAACGCCGACTTCCTGTCCGCCTGCGAGGCCCGGCTCCGGGATCTCCAGAGCCAGCGCGCCGCCCTGATCACGGCCATCACCCGGAACCCGCTTGATTCGCTCGTGGACCGCCTCGCCGTCGTTGAGCAGGACATCGAAGCGGCCGAGGCTGCCGTCCGCCGGGAGCGTGCCGCATTCTTCACCGAGGAGGAACTCCGGGCGTTCTTCCTGGAATTCCGAAACCACCCGGACGACCTGCGCTGGCGCATGATGCTGATCCGGACCTTCCTCGTTGCCGTCTGGATCTATCCTGACCGGATCGTCATCCAGACCACCGTGGACGAGGACGGCACCGAGCTGCCGGATGGCGAGACCGCTGACATTCTGGCGTCCAGCTCGCCTCCGGGCGGCCAGTCCGGATTTATTCCTTCTACCCCTGCCAAATCGACCAAATTCAAACCGCCTTGTATCTGGTTTGTTCTGGCCATAGAAAAAAGCACCCGGTGAGGGTGCTTCTTCTTTTACTTGTATTCGCTTTCGTCCGGGACGTTGAACTCCTCGACCTCGTCGATCTCCTCGTCCTCCGCCGGCGTGATGTATCCGCTCGTGACGGTCGTCTGCGATCCGTCCGCGGCCGCGTCCGTCCAGCTCTCGCCGAGGATGTAGGCCACGATCGAGCCGGCCGACATCAGGATGCCGGAGATGGTCTTTGCCGTCTCCTCGCCGCCGTTGCAGGCGATGATGATGCCGGCGATCAGTCCGGTCACGGCCAGCCAGAACTTCCGGCTGGTCAGTTTGCGCTTCCAGTCAATATTCATTTTTTGCTCTCCTTTTTCTCCAGGTCGTTGATCCGTCGCTCCGCTTCGTTCTGCTTTTCGTCCAGCAGCTTGACGTCCTTCTCGACCTGATACATCCGCTCGATCAGTCCGTTGTGCTTGTCCTGCTTCTTCTCCAGCTCGGCGATCCTGTACTGCGTCAGCTCGCTGGTCGCCTTGATCTGGTCCTGCGTCTTCTTGTTCGCACTGATGACGGTCGCGATGACGCCGGCCAGGGTGAAGATCCCGGTGATGATTGCTACGATCACTTCCGTGCTCATTGCTGCACCTCCTGGACGAACCTGGCGCCGCAGCATGGGCAGACGAACGCCGGCACCGTGGTGTCGTCGTCCTTGTCCTTCAGCAGCGCCTTGACATCCTTCCGGACGTCATCCATCGTTTTTCCGAACTTGTTGAACCACGTGATCACGTCGCCGTGGTTGCTGCCCAGCTCCAGCGTGTGGCTCTCCTTGTGGCAGGTGATGACCGGAACGGTCACCCCGGCGAACTGCACCGTGCCGGTCGGATCGAGCCCGTACAGCTTGCAGATGTAGGCCGTGAATTCGCAGGCTTCCTTGTAGATCGCCTCGAAGTATTCCCGGCTCTCGTATCCGTCGTCGCAGATCTCGAACTGCACCCACATGTCGCTGACGTACTTGCTCTTGCCGTTCTCCTTGATGTAGCCGTTGCAGCTGCCTTTTTTGCCGGAGCCGCATCCCCAGGGATGGAACTCCCACGGTCCGGCCTGCACCGTGCCGACGGATTCGTCCGCCAGCTTGCCGATCCAGGCGTTCAGCCCGGCTTCGCGCTCCTTGTGGTTCCAGTCGTTCCCGCGCTCGTTCTTCCCGATGATCGCGATCATCTCGTCGTAGTCCGGATCTGTTTCATAGGGCTGGACGTAGCGCTTGATGTACGGGTTGCCGGCGCCGGTGTCGTGCCAGAGGATGCCCACGGGCTTCCCATTGCCGACCGTGCCGTTGTACCACGTCGAGTGCGTCTGCATGCATGTTATCAGGTTCATCTCATCCTCCCGTTCCCCACTCGGTCGCGAGCAGGTCCTCATACACGGCCTCCTCCGGGCCGAAGCCTTCTTCGACCATCGCGGCCAGCAGAGCCTCGATCCTGCTCTGCACCGGCTCGGGCGTGACGTCCTCGCCGAGGAGCTTCTGCAGGAGGAGCTCTATCCGGCTCTGCGGCGGTTCCAGAACATTCTGTGCTCCGAGGATGTTCTCGAGGATTGCCTCATCTCTGCTTTCTGGCATTGTATTGTCCTCCTTTTATGCTGCTGGGATCGCTTGGATGTAGTCCGCCCTGTCAGACCATCCCGTTGCCGCCTTGTAGGAGGCGACGGATGCGGCCGGGACGTAAATAGCGCAAGCAGCAGGCAGTTTTGAAATTTGGCTTGAGTAAAATGCTGGCGGTGTCGTCGCTTTGCATGTCAATTCCATTAAGCTGGTGCATCCGTTGAATTGGCCTCCGACGGAAGTGATTCCGGCTGGTATGACAAAACTCGTCAATGCCGCGCAGTATTCAAAATTGGAGCCATAAGCACCCCATGTTGTTGTTCCGTCACCAAAAATCACGGACGTCAAACTTGTACAATTCCTGAACAAGCTTCCCGCATTGCCGCCTGTTTCGGTTTCGCATAATGTTATAGATCCGAGCACCGCGCGTACAAGGCTTGCACATCCGGAAAATACGTCGCTGCGCAGTCCAGTCAGGCCATCGCTCATGTCAACTTCTTCAATTGATGTGGATGAAAATGCCGAACCTGATAATGTCACGACATCTCCTTTGGAAACAAAGCGCGTCAAACTGATATTGGTTGGTTCTCCAGAGGAAAGATTGAAGATGTTATAATTGATCTCCCAAGATGATCCTGTTTTTTTATAGTAGGCTCCTGGCGTCCATGTTGCCCCAGCGGTCGGCGTAAATGTGATCCTATAGCTTCCAGCATTGGCGTATGTATGGTTGCGAAGGTTATAAGTTGTTAAATTGCTCGAATACGTGTCGCTGTTGCCATCTCCCCAGTCAATAACCATCGTTTTGCCTGATGCATCCATTTTATAGAGGATTGGGACCTGGGTGCTTGCGGCAGTCACCGTAATAAACGCGGTTGTTTTGGTGATGGCAGTCTCTATAGAGGCGACACAAACAACATCCTGGGCCGTGTATGCGAGATAGTTTGTGCCTTCCGCCACCGTGACCACAATGTTTGCCGATGCATCCGTGGACGTATCCGACGCCGTCAGCGTCACGGTCGTTCCGCTGACCGATGCGACAATTCTCGACGGATTGCTCGACGTGGCAGAGACGGTTCCGTTGCCCGCACGGGAAACTGTGAACGTCGCGCTCGGCTGGCTGGCCGACAGCGTGATCGCACCCTCCGACAGCGTGGGCTTCGGCAGCGCAGCTTTTGCGATGCTCCAGTTGAGCGTCTTCGCCGTTGTCGTTCCATCCGACCACTGGCAATTCGTCGTATCCGTGAGCGAGATCGTGACCGTATAGTTGCCGGCCGAGGTCGCGCTGGATGTTCCTGACTTCGTCATGAAATCCGAATAATACCCGGTGATCGAGACCGTCTGGCTTGAACCCGTGTAGGTATACGTTCCGCTGACCGTCGGGATCTGGAACGTATGGGCCTTGCCGCCTCCGGTCGATCCGAACGCGATGGCTTCCTGCGCCACCACGTTGTCGACGATCGCCACGAACCCTGCGTTCGACAAATCGAAATCGACCGTCACGGAAGATTCCGGCGTCAGTGATGTGACCTGCCATCCAGCCGTCGTCACGACCATTCCGGGCATGACTGCCGAAAGGTCGAAGGTCGTCGTGCTGTAGATCACTTCCGGACCGTCCGGATCTCCCCAGAACAGAACGTAGCCGGTCAGCCCGGCTCCGGTGATCGAGGATAGGTCGATCGCGATTAGATACCCGAACGACAAGTACGCGTAGGAAAACCCGTAGGTCGGATCTGTTTGGTCGTACGTGAGCCCGGACAGGAAGGTCGCAAGGCTGTATGCCGTGTTGAAATAGAAAGCCGACACCGTGTCTCCGTCGGAGATCAGATACGCCGGCTTCGTTCCGCCTCCGCCGCTCCCTTCGTAGGTTCCTGTGATGCCCAGAATGGTTACGTCCTTCTTGATGTTCTCGGCGATGATCTTGGCGCGCTCGGTCGCAGAAACTCTCGCGGTCGCCTTCGCGGTCACGTCATACTCGCTCAGCGTTGTGACGTCCTGATTGCCCGACGGAACGACCGCCGAGCCGGAAACTCCGAGGATGGTCTGCCCGGTCACGATGTTTCCCGGGATGATCTTCGCTCGCTCCGTCGCGCTGATTCTGGCTGTCGCTTTCGCTGATACGTCGTACTCGTCCAGCGTGGTGATGTCCTGATTCCCAGAAGGAACCACAATGCCATCCACCGCGTCCTTCATCTCGTCGAGGTCCTTCTTTCCGGTCAGCCCTGCCTTCGTGTTGATGCTGTCCGCCAGCGCATTCATTTTGGTCTCGAAAATTGTCTTGTTGGTTGACATTTAGCTTCCTCCCCATTCTTCGCTTAATATTTCTCCGTAGATCCCTTCCGCCGCCGTCAGGTCGTATTGCGTCACCGTCATGTCGTCCTGATCATCGATCTCCAGCGCGTAGAAGTAATGGCTAATGATGCAGCCGAACTTCGCGCTGTACTGTCCTCTCTCCATTAGTGTCGCCTCATACGACGACCCATCAAGCACTCCCGCGATGATTGAGAACCGGGTGACGTTTATGAACGTTCCTTGCGGCAGCTGGGCGTATGCGTGGGCGTCCTCGGTGTCCAATTCGCCTCCGTCGATCCAGTTGATTTCCTGCCCGACGTAGGTTCCAGTCACTCCGAGGATCTGCACCCCGTCTTTTATGTTTCCGGGAATTATTTTTGCCCTCTCCGCTGCACTGATGCGCGCGGTCGCTTTCGAGTATACGTTGTACTCATTCGTGTCCGAGATGTCTTGGTTCCCGGACGGGAGCGCGAGCGTTCCTTCCGATTCGGCTCCGTTCGCCTTCGTAAACTTCTTGCCCGCCACGACGTCGCTCTCTGTCGCCGTCGTCTCCGACACGTCCGCGTATCCTGCGAGCACGAGGCTGATGGCTTCGTCCAGCTGCTCGCCGGTATGATTCAGCACTCCTGCCATTCGTTCTCCTCCTTATACTCCCAGAACGGCCGTGATGAACGCGTCCATCTCCGCGGCCGTGTATGCGCTGCGATACATTCCCTCCGAAATCACGCGGAGGATCACGTCATCGACATCCCGGACGATGATAAGGTTGCTGTCGACCAGCTGCCCGCGCGCCGGGCTGTTCTGGACGCGTCTTGCCGTGATCTGGCCGGTCAGGGCTCCGTTGTAGCGCAGCACGTGCTTGACCACGACCGCAGGATAGATCTCCCCGGCGTCGTCCGCGAGGAAGATGCCATCCAGCGCTTCGATCGCCGGATCGCCTCGGTAGGTCAGCACGTCGCTCACCCTGTTCTCGAAGTAATCAACCGCCTGATTCCCCAGGGCCGCTCCGGAGCTGGTCACCAGCGGGTTGTTCTCGATGTCGACCGCGTGGTCCGCGTCGCTGTCTCCGGCGAACTCGGCTTCCGTCGTTGTGCTCTGGATCTTCTTTCCGGTCAGCGTGATCGTCGCCGCTCCGCTTCCGGTGACCGTGACGTCCGCCGCATTGACGTAGCACGTGGCGCTCACGATCGTGCCGCCGGAAATGGAGGCCGTGATCCCGGTCGCCGCCGCGTATTCGATGTGGATTGTTTCCTGGCTCCCACTCAAGGTGACGTCCACCTTCGCAATCTCCGACGAGCTCGCATCCGCCATGTAGGCGTATCGCTTGACGACCACCTTCTGAAGCGGAGCCGTCTTGTTCGCCTGATGCGTTCCCTGGGCGATGTCGCGAAGCGAGATCGGGTTCTGGTGGTATGCCAAGTAGTCGATGTCGACCTGCTTGATATAGACCTTTCTGCCTCTGCTGTAAAGCGCGCACCCGGACGCGTGGGCGATCATCTGCAGGATCTCCGCATGGCTCTTGAGCGGGAACGCCGCGCCGCATTGGATGCCCGACAGGCTCGCGTCTATGTCGTATTCCGAAGACGAAAGCCCGGCGTCCAGCAGCACGGCTCCGGCAAGGTTCGCCATCGTCGTGTCCACCATGTAGCTCTTGTAATAGGTGTTTTTCTTCAGCCTCGACAGAAATGACGACGCCCAGAACGTCGCAATGTTCCGGGTGTATGTCGGGTGGCCGTCAAGGAAGTATGTGTCCGATGCCAGCCATTCCGTCGTTCCGTCCGGCTTCTCGAAGCCGAATTCGACGAGCAGCTGCACGCCCTCGTCCATCTGCTCCCACTTCCCGGACGGGTTGCTGGGATCGAACTCTCCGTCTCTGTCGATCACGCCGAAGGTCAGCGATTCCGTCGGCAGCTTCCGGGCGAGCGGATCGACCTCTTGCGTGATGGTCGCCGTCACGATGTCGGCGTCCTGCCATCCGTAGATCTGGCCGTTATACTGCCACCGGATGCGCATGTGCGACCTGCGCCGGAACGGCTCTTGCATCCCCTTCCGATAGGCGTAGCTCGTCGTCTTCATGCTTATACCACTCCCAGATCCGTCACCGTGAATGAGCAGTTGACCATCATCATCGGCTGGCCGGGATGGTTCCCGCTCGCCTGCCCTGGGCGATCTGGCGTTCCGGTCACCTTCAGGACCACGAACTGCCGCGTCTGCCACTCGCCTCGGTTGAAGTTGAAGAACCGGGCGAAGAAGACCATCCCGTTGTCTTCGATCCAGCGGTTGATCCTCCACCATGTCGCGCAGTCCATCCGGCTCCATGTCAGCGCCTGCGATGCGATTGGACGGCCGAGCTGCTGCCCGACCGTCGAACCGTCCGCGCTTTTCTGCGTCTGCCACGAATAGGTCGTCGTGAAGGCTCCGCCGTTCGGCATCGGCACCTGCTCGGTGCAGTTGTTGCTTGTCGTGCCCAAGTACATAAACCCGGGCTTCATGCATATGTTAAGGGGCATTGACGAACGCTCCTTCCTGTAGATACGGTCCACGGTTCCCGTTGTAGTTGTTGTTCGCGACCGCGATGGCCTCGTCTCCGATCGCCACGACCACCGTCGGCATGTTGAACCAGTCCATCATCCGCTCGGCGTCCTCACGCGCGTGCGGTCTGTAGCTGTTGGCCTCGATCTGGTCCAGCATCGCTTCCCGCAGGATCTCCTCGTCCGACTTAGGGTTGACCGGATAGAACGAGCCGGCGACATCCGCCGCATCCTGTTCCTTCAGCTTCCGCATCCGTTCTTCGAGGTCGTCGTAGTCCGCCTTGATCGTCTTGATCTCCGTCTCGATGTCTGATACCGATCCGCTAAAGATGGAAACGATTCCCTCTCCGATCATTCCGAAAAACCCGGAGACCTTCTCCCAGAGCCAGCTTGCGGCTCCGGTGATTCCTTCCCAGACGGACTTCAGAAGCCCGGCGCCGGCTTCGACAAACTTCCCAGCTTGATCAATGATCCCGCTGACAATGTCCCCGATCAGGCTTGGGATCTGCTGAATAATCATCGCGATGATGCTCGGCAGCTCCTTGATCAGCTCCATCACCAAAGTGACCACGCACTGGATGATGTCCGGCAGGCATCGAATGACCGCGTCCAGCACGTTGCCGATCAATTCCGGGATGGCATTGATCACGCTCATCAGGATGGTCGGCAGGTTCTGGACCAGGGCTGTGACCAGTTGAATGATCCCCTGCAAAATGGCCGGTAGGCAATTTATGACCGCCGTGATGATGTCCTCGATCAGCTTCGGCACCATGTCCACGATCGCGTCGATGATCGTCGGCAGGTTCTGCGCGATGGCTTCGACGATCTGGATCACTGCCCGGATAATCAGAGGAATGGCCGACAAAATGGCCTCCAGCACCATCGGGATGCACTCTCCGACCGTCTGGATGACCTCTGGCAAGGCCTCGAGAATGGCCTGCACCACGCCGACCGCGATCTCAAGAACCACGCCCACGAACTCCGGAAGGCTTCCGGCGATCGCTTTTGTCACGCTCTTGACCACCTTGTTCACGGCCGCCAGGATGGCCGGCAGATTATTGACGATGGCTTTTCCGAGACCGTCAACCAGGGAAATGACGGCTTGTATCAATTCCGGAAGGATGACGTCCAGGGCATCCAGCAGAACCGGGATCTTGTCGACCAGGCCGGTGGCTATTCTCTCGACCAGTCCGATCGCCACGGAGATCAATTCCGGGACGTTCTCCAGGACGAAATCCACCAGCTTGCCGAGCACTTCCTCGGCCGCTGACAGGATTGCCGGGAGGTTGTCCATCAGGGCACCGGCCAGAGCTGTGATGATGGTGCCGGCGATTCGGACCACCTCCGGCAGGTACTGAACCACGGCGTCCAGGGCTTTCGGCAGCACCTCGGCGAGAACGTCCGCCATCTTTCCGATGTCTCCGTCCGCGTCCTGTATGCCGCGTGAAAACTCCCCGAGCAGGTCCACGCCTTCCCCGGCCAGCTCGTTCAGAACCGGCAGAAGGATCGTTCCCAGCGCGTTCTTCGCCGCCGTGGCTCCGCTGTTCAGCCGTTGGAGCTGGTCATCAAACGCGTTATACGCGTCGAGCGTCTCCTCCGAGAGCACGTAGCCGGCCTCCCGGGCCTGCTTGGCGTACTCGGCCATCTGGTCCGCGCCAGCTTCGATCAGAGGGTTCAGCTCCTTCGCCGACTTCCCGAAGACAGTCATTGCGAGCGCGTCGCGCTCCGTCTCGTTGTCAATCTTTCCGAGGGCGTCGATCAGCTCCCAGTATACTTCCTCGCTGTCTCGCAGCTCTCCGTTCGCGTCCGTGACGGAAACGCCGAGGGCTTCGTACGCCTCCGTGTATTGCGCGGTTCCGTTCCGGGCGCTCTGCATCGACCGGACCATCTTCGTCATAGATCCGCTCATCGTCTCCACGGAAACGTCGACCAGCTCGGCCGCGTACATGTACTCCTGCAGCTTGTCCGTCGCGATCCCGGTGACCTTCGCCTGCGTGTTGACGTTGTCCGCGTACGCGGCGCCCTCGACGGTCATGTTCGCCAGGGCCTTCCCTGCGGATACGATCGCCGCGCCGATCGCGGCCGCTGCCGTCGCCATTGCCGCTCCGGCCGCCTTCGCCACGTTGGCCAGGACCTCCAGCTTGTCGCCGGATTCCTTCGCGTTGTCGCCCACGTCTTTCGTGGACTTCGCGTATTTATCGGCCGCGTCTTTCCCTTCGCGCTCGGCTCCGGTTGCGTCGGCCGTTGATTTCGCATTTTCATCGAGCTGGCGGTTCAATCCGTTGATCGCAGTCTGCGTCTCGTAGATCTTCTGCTGCCAGCGCTGTGCCTCCTGGGAATTCTCCCCGTAGGTCTTCTTCGCATTGTCGAGGGCTTCGTTCAGCATCTCCAGCTTGGAACGCTGCGCCTCGATCTGCTTGTTCAGTACGTCGGTCCGGGCGGCGACCGCCTCCGCTGACTTGTCGTTTGCGTCGTACTGGGAGGCGACCATCTTCGCTTCGGCGCCGACGGTCTTAAGTTGTGCATTGATGTCACGAAGGGCCTGCTTGAATTGTTTCTCTCCTTCGATCCCGAGCTTCAGCCCGAATGTTGCCATGTGGCCACCTCTTTCCGACTACAGCCCGAACAGCAGGTCTTCCACGTAGGCGTCCTGCGGTTTCGGCTGGCTTCTCCCGGTCATCTGCTTCCACAATTCCATCATGTCCAGCAGCTTCCCGAACGGCATCAAGCCGTACTCGTATTCGCTCTTGTGCAATATGTGAAGTGCGAAAAACTCAAGACGGAGGAAAAGCTCGGCGTCGCTCATCGCTTCGCCGGCTCCTCCTCCGCTTTTCAGTTTTTTCGGGATTCGATCACGCGTCCGGTGTCTCTGTAGAGCACCTGCACCAGCTTCTCGGCCATCGCGGTCAGCTCCGTCGGAACGGTCAGCAGCTCGACCTGCTCCTCTGTGAGAAGCGGTTTCGGGCTGCTCGCGTTCATCAGGTTATGCCTCCGGATGCCCTGGTTGGCCAGCAGGGTGATCATCCACGTCAGGTCGCTCAGCGTCACCTTCTTCGCGATCGCCTCGCCGACCTTCTCAAGGCCGCCGTAGCGTTCCGCCAGTGCCTGCGTCGCTCCTGTCGTCAGGATGAGCTCGTACTCGATTCCTCCGAGCGTGATCGTGATCTTGTTGTTGTTCTCCATCTTCTTCGTCTCCCTTCAATCGTTAGGACTTCGTGACGGTGACCGTGTAGGTCCTGCTCGCCGCACCGTTGGTGACGACGACCTTGACGACATTCGGTCCGGATTCCCACGCGACCGTATCTCCGGACGAGATTGAATTGCCGTCGATGGTGATCGCGACCGCCGCACTTGCGGATGTCGCCGTCGCCGTGACAGCTTCGCTCGACGCGGTCGTTGCGACCGTGTACTCGGTGATGTTCGAGCTGAACGCCGGCGTCAGCGTCTTGCTGTCAATCGTCAGCGCGGAAAGCGTGACGTCACCCGACTGACCGGGCTCGTACACTCCTGCGAACCATCCGCTGATCGTCCCCGACGCAACTCCGGGATCTCCGTCCTTGACCTGCGCCTTCCAGGGATGCTGATCGTTTGCGTCTACTTTGTTCCGTCTGCTGACGGTGCCCACGATGGACGGCGTCGCGAACGAGATACTGTCGCCCTTCGTCTGCAGGCTCTGGTTCGGGATCGCGAACTTGACGCGATAGAACCAGACGAAGATGTCGCCGCCTCTGGCGCTCTTGCTCTGGAAGCCGATCGCGAAGGCTTTCGCCTGATCTTCGCTCGCGCTGACCAGAACGCCGTTCGCATCGACGTTCGCTCCGAGCAGATGGGCTGCGTTCGCGTTGCTGATGTCGTTCACGCCCAGCGTCAGGCTGGCGTCGACGAACTCGGTGATGACCACGTCCGCGCCGTCATCGGCGTAGAGCGTGGCCGTGCTGCTGTTGACCGACAGGTCAGCAGAGATGGCCTTCGCGAGACGGAAAGGAGAGCCGTAGCTCTCGTTGCCATCCGCGTCTTCCGTAATCTCTGCGGCAAAAAGGTTTTTCAGGCCGATTTGAGCCATTTTTTATTCCTCCCACAAGTAATTCTTTTCGACGTCGATGGCGTAGTGATGGTACCCCGTCTCGTCTTCGTGCCCGATATATCTGCGCTCCGTGATCACGATGTCCGCGTCCAGAACCGCATCCGCGATGCTCCGGGCAAGCGCGCGGTAGTTGCTTTTGCTAAAAATGGAAATCCGGACGGCCTGCACCTCGTTGTCGGGCCGGTCGTCCGCGTTCTGCGTCTCATCCGACAAAGGAACGAAAACCGCGAACTGATCCGGAGCGGGCTGCGCCTTGTAGATGCCGATCTCGTTCGGCACCTTGAGCGTGTCCATGATGGTCTTCAGCTCTGCCAGCAGGCTGCTCATGCGTTGCCCACCTCCTCGTCGAATATCTTGATGATCGTTTCCTCCGCGGCCTTGACCGCTTTGTTCTGCGAAGGCTTCAGGAACGGCCGCGCCGCGATCCGTGACGATCCGTGCTCCAGCACGTTCGCGATCATCGCGTTCGTCGCCTCGGCGTAGGATCTCCGCTTCCCGCTGCGCGTCGTCATGCTTCCGCCCTGTTTCTTCCTGGGCTCCCGGAAACCGATCTTGACGTTCAGCACGCCCTTCCCATCCGTCCGGGCTGGCGATGTGCCGAGCGCATTGACCAGCTCGCCGTCCTTGTGCTCATTCGACAGCACGGAGACCAGCGAATTCCGGACCACTTCCTCGGCCCTCTCTCCTCCCTGCGTCAGCGCCTTCCCGAGGATCTCGGTCGTGTGCTTCTCCAGGTCGGTGAGCGCCGCCTCCAGTCCGTCAGGCAGTTGCAGTTGAACTTTGGCCACTTGACGGCACCTCGCTCTCCTC